GACCACCGGTCCGAACACCGCCGGCATCAACGTCGCGCTGTCCAGCCACACGCACGCGATCCCCGACCTGATCGCCAGCATCAATGACTCCGGCAGCACCACGCCGAGCGTTACCTCGGTGAACAACGACACCGAGCGACTCAGTGTGATCATGATCGAAAGCACCGGCTCTCCGGCCGGCGTCCCGAACGGCGCCCTCGGGCTGACGACGGAGACCTCCATAACGGGCTGGACGGACTACGCCAACGCCGACGGTCGGTACCTGAAGGGCGCGGCGGCAGCCGGCAATGGTGGAGCAACCGCCGCGGGAACGCTGGCCAACCACACTCACACCCTCGGTGCGCACACACACGCCGGCGGCACGGCGCACAACCATGGCGGAGCCGGCTTCACCGGACAGGCGGCCAGCACGGTCACCCCGACCACCGGCGCCACGGTCGTCATGAACACCAGCACCCACAGCCACACCTATGCGGTGGCCAGCGCCAACACTGCCGCGCTCGACTCGGCCAGCGGGGGTGTCTCGGACCCCACCAGCGCCGGTACCAACGAACCTCCGTTCATCAACGTCCGAGTCAAAGAGAACACCTCCGGATCGCCGAGCATCCCGGTCGGGATCATCGGAGCCTGGCGGGGATCGCTCGGCACCATCCCCGAACACTTCGCCCTCTGCGACGGCACCAACGGAACTCCCGATCTGCGCGGCCGTCACCCGAAGGGCGCGACCGCGAGCATCGGCACCACCGGCGGCAGCGCCGCCGCCCACACGCACACCACTCCGACGCACACGCACGCCGCCTCGGCCGGTCACACTCACTCCGTCTCGATCGACGCAGCCGCCCTGGCCAGCCTTGGCCGCCAGGCGGTAGCCACTATCACGGTCGCCACCGCGACCCACAGTCACGCTGCGGTGAACACCAGCAGCACGGTCAACTCAGTCACGCCGGTGACCGCGGGTACGCTGCCCGGACAGACGGCCGAGCCTCCGCACGAAGAGGTGGCCTTCGTGCAGCTGGTCGAGCCGTTCATCCCGAACTCACCGCCGGCTCCGATCTGCCTGGAGTGGACCGACGATGAGCACCTGATCCGCACAGCCGGCCCGGACGGCGCTTCCTGGGTGCCGGTGATCGGCAAGTTCACGTGGGCCCGGGATCGGCCCTTCAGTTCGGCGATGGGTGTCAACGGCACGATGTTCGCGGACAACGCCGCCCCCGGCGGACGCAACCTGATCATGCGTGCCGCGGTGGAGTCGGAGGACGCGCTGCAAGACCTGCTGGCCGTGTTGTCCCGGCCGCTGGTGCTGATCAGCCCGTCGGACTCGTACGAGGTCTGGGCGGCACCGATCGCCGCCAGCGTGCGCGTGGTCAAGGTCGCTCGCGGCCGGGAGGTCAGCGCGGAGTTCATCGGCACCGGCCCGCAGCCGGGACCGCAGGTCGCGGACATCTGAGCAGTTCAAGCCCTGATGTCCCCTTGCATCGAGTAGGCGGACACGTGAGAGGATGACTTCGTGCAGATCGACACTCTCCGGCCGCTCGCGGTACGCAAAACCGGGCCGGCCACTGTGGTCCCGTCCGGGACGGTCGCCAGCGTCACCGCGGACAACAACGACGCGACGTACGTCAACTACGCGGTCGGGGCTTCGGGGAACTGGTCGGTCCGCATGGACCCGCACACCGTTCCGGCTGGCTATCAGCGGCACCTCGTACGCGGCCGGGTCCGTGCACGCACGGACGCCGGGACGGTCAGCGAAGACATCGACCTGGGGGAAGGCACCTCCGATTACGTCCGCTACGGCACGGTCAACGTCACCGACACCGTGGCCGAGCTGGCAACGGCATGGTTCGCGGACTTCGCGGAGACCGGTGGCAACTACGACCCGGGCCCCATCACGACGTTCAACATGGGCGCCGGTTACCCCCATGACGCAGCCGGTGGCGCGACCGCGGTCCGGATCGCCGAGCTCTACATGGACATCGACTGCCGGCAGCAGCCGCAGTACGCCGCCGAAGTGCGCGATGCCGCCGGCGTCAGCCAGAACGGCGGGACGGTCACCGATACCGACTCGCCTACGATCTGGTTCGGCACTCCGGCCTATGACGGCCTGGCGGCGAACACCTGGTCAGTGACCGTGTCCGGTCCCGGCGGGATCGTCTACACGCAGAGCGCGACCGGAGCCCCGCCCGAGAGTCTGGTGGTCACACCCGGCCTGGCCGATGGCAACTACACTGCGACGTTCGTCGTAGCCAGCACGATCCGCAGCTCTTCGCCGTTCCCGAATCAGCAGGTCGTCAGCTTCACGGTCAACAACATCGTTCCGCCCCCCTCGCCGCCGCTGCTCTCGATCGAGCGGGAGGCCGACGGGTACCGACTCACCTGGGAGAACCCGGGCGGCCAGACGTGGGACGACGACTACGTCATCACCGAGGTCTGGCGTGACGACTGCGCCGGATCGTGGCGGATCGCTGCGGTGCTGGACGGGCTCAACGGCAGCTACCTCGATCAGAACGTCCCGCAGCTGGACGGCTACCGTGGCCCCGACTCGGCCGGTGTGTGCCTCACGCATGACGGCACCTGCGACATCACCTACCGGGTCCGGTACTGGGGGTACGTCTCCACCACCGTGACGCTGCCGACCACTGTGCCGGTCGCGCTGGTCATCGCGTGGCCAGGGCAGAACAACGCGATTCCCTCCGGGTGGGTGCGGGTCACCGACCTGGACGGCTTCTACCCGCGAGGCGCCACCGGCACGGGCACCCCGACGCTGACCGGCGGTGCGGCCACTCACACGCACGCCACGCCGCCACATCAGCACACCTTCCCGTCCCACACGCATTCGCTGCCGTCGCGCAGTGAAACCTCCGGCACCTCCACCACCACGACGCAGAGCAGTGCCGGCCGGTCGCTGGTGAGCCAGCCACACAGCCACGTTTTTCCGCAGACCCTCGGCGCCTCCGGCACATCACTGTCCGGATCGACTGCTGCCGGCAGCAACGCGGTCAGCAACCAGCCCGCCTCTCGAGAGGTGATCTGGATCCGCTCTGACGGCTCCGCCACGCAGTACCCGATCGGGGCCCTGGCGTTCTCTGCGCAGACCGTGTCCGGCTGGACGGCGGACGGCCTGAGCAGCGGCCGGTACCTGAAGGGCGCGGTGGCCGCCGGCAACGGTGGCGCTCAGGTCGGAGCCCACACGCATACCCACTCCGTGTTGTCGCACACCCACACCGGCGGCCAGCACGACCACCCCGCATTCACCACCGGGATCGGTTCGGAGACCAGCTCCGAAGGACTTCCCGGCGCCGGCCCTGCGAGTCCGGAATGGCTCGGCCAGCACACGCACACCGCCAACCCGATCAGCACCGGAGCCGGCACGCTCCCGGCCGCAACCGGTGGGACCACCGGATCCAGCAGCATCGAGCCGGTCAACCGCCGACTGCGCGTTCTGCGCAACACCGGTGGCGGACTGCAGACCCGGATCATCGGTCTGTACACCGGCGCGATCAGCGGACTGCCGGCCGGCTTGACCTACTGCAACGGCTCCGGTGGTACGCCGGACATGCGCGGCTGGTTCGCCCGGGACATCGGCACCGCATCGGTGAACACCACCGGTGGTGCCGCCACCCACAACCACAGTGTGCCCACCCACGTGCATGCGGCAACGAGTCACGACCACACTGTCTCCCTGGCCGTGTCCGGGTACACCAGCTACCGCCGCGGGGCCACCTCCACCATCTCGGTACCGACCGAGACTCACGTTCACCCGACCTCGAACTCCGGTACCACCAGCCTGCAGAACACTCCGGCCGGCAACGGCACGAGCGGCAACGCCGCCAACCTGCCTCCGTACAAAGAGGTCCACTTCGTGCGGCTGGATGGCACGGTGGACGGGGGCGTGCTGCCGACTCCGGAGCAGCGCGTTACCGAGTACGCATCGGTGACGGTCCCCGCGGTCGGTTTCTTTGATGACCTGGACCGCCTGTCCTCCCTGGCCGGAACGGTGCTGGCGCTGCTGACCGATCGGGACATGTCCTACCCCCGATCGGTCACCGACTCCACCCCGATCGACGGTGGCCTGCACACCGTGAGCACTACCGACCCGGGCGAGGTGCTGAGCCTGGACATCGCGGTCACCGGCAAGTCTGCGATCGATGCACTGGAAGTGCTGCTCTCGCAGGATCGGGTCTACTGGGCGCCGGTCGGCGGCCAACCGGGCTGGTTCGCGGTGGATGGTTGGTCAGTGGCGGGGCCCGCCCCGGAGGTCAAGGTGCTGACGGTGTCGATGGTCCGTCAGCCCTGGCCTGCAGTGCCCGACCCGGCGAACCTGCTCTGAGAGGCGTGACGTGGTAACCCGATTCAGTAGTGCCCGCGTGCAGGCGACCCTGGCCGCGCCGACCGGCTACCGGCGCCGCTTTCGCTTCACGTTCGATCGTGGCGGGGTGGTCACCGAGCTGGAGCCGGTCGGCGGTTCGTTCACGCAGGACGCTCGGCGCAACGGGCGATGGGATGGACGCTTGTCGTTCCTTAATCCCGGGTACCTGCCGACTCGGCCAGGAGACCTGCTAACCCCGTTCGGTACGACACTGTCCGCCGAACTGGGCATAGAGTTGATCGACGGGACGACCGGCTATGTGCCGTACGGTGTGTACGACCTGGACACCAGTGGGGCTGAAGTCAGTGCCGACGGGCGGACGGTGGACGTAGGACTGATCGACCTGAGTGACCGGGTCGATCGCTACCGATTCGAGACCCCCTTCACGCTGGCCTCCAGCGTGACGCTCTCCGCCATGATCAATAACATCGTGTTCAACCGTATCGGTTTCAACCCGAGCGTCAGCACCATCCCCTTCACGCTCGGGGCGGCCAGGACGTTCGGGCTGGAGACTGCGACCGGGCCGTGGGAAGAGATCCTGGAGGTGCTGGAGTCGTTCTCCCTGGTCGGCTGGTACGACCGGAGCGGAATGATCAGGGTCGTCAACCCGAACCCGTTGGCGATCACCCCGTACGCGCTCACCTCGCCCGGATCCCTGGGGGTCGATTTCGACACCCGGCCAGCCAATGTGGTGGTCGCGCGCGGAGAGGGTACCGACGATGCGGTAGCGCCGGTGCAAGCGGTTGCGATGGATACCGACCCCGGCTCCCCGACGTACGCCGGCACCGGGCCGGGCACCAGTCCGTACGGACGGCGTACCGAGTATTACAGCTCGCCGTTGATC